ATCCTGAAAAGGTGAGGTTTATGAAGATTGTCGGTGGTGATACATCTGACAATATCTTCCCAGTTTATTACAGACCTGCCACAGAGACTTCCAGGGCAAAGGGACTGGGTGAGAAGACTGTTGAGAAGATATTCAACAAGTTCAAGGAAACTCTGGGTTGTGAGTTTGACTATCATATCTATGGCCAGGAAGACACAGTTAAACTCCTGTGTAATGTCATTTATGATGTGGCAAAGATCAATGATGAGGAATTCACCAGGAGGATGCTCTTTGAGAATATAAAGACCAATACATCCCTGGTATCATTGACCAGTGATAGTATTCCTGATGATGTGATTCAGAATATGACCCTTGATATTGATATAGAGGATGCAAAGAATCCTGCCATCCCTTCAAAGATCACAAAGGAACTTATCTTCTCCAAGTCCAGGTTCAAGGATTACAAGACTGGTATCCAGATGAGAAGTAATATTCTCAAGGGTGTAAAGGATGATGGTGATATGAGTTTTATAAAAGGATAATAATTATGAGTGAAAAAAGATTAGTAAAAGGTGAAAAGAAAATATTTGGTGTATGTAGTGGTCTTGCCAATTATTTTGATTGTGATCCCACTGTTATGAGACTCCTTTTCCTTGTATTATTGCTTGGCTGGGGAGCAGGTCTGTTTCTTTATTTACTTGCCGCCATTGTAATACCTAATAAGTAAGGTATGGAATTGTATGAGGTATTGAATTGTTACTGTAACAGGAATTCTGGTGCAGTATCAAAGGAAGACAAAAGAAAGTACTCCTATATGTTGAGGAGACTTTTTGCAGCTCAGTTTCCCATCCAGTGTGAACTTGTCAATAGACTTGATAGTGATTCTCTGGTGGATGCTGAGATTATTGCTATGTTGGCAATGCGCTTCAATGGTCTTCCTTCTTTCCTCAAGACCAGGATAGACCAGAAAAAGAAGAAGGAGACCATCAGGACATATTATGAAGATGATGTCCTTAACAAATATATGGAACTTAATGAGTGCGGTATTAGGGAAGTGGAAGAGGCATATGCCATCAACAAGGATGAACTTGATAAAGCACTCAAATTGATAAAGTCCAATTTCTTCAATAACAAGGAGAAGGTCTTGGTACAGAAGAATACGAATAAAGAAGAAGATAACGAAAAATCATTGTTTTAATTATGGAAGTGAAAACAAAATTTAATATTGGTGATATAGTTTTCCTCATATCAAACAACAAGGTTTCAAGTCAGAAAGTAACTGGACTTGCCATTGATGTTGAAGATGGTAAGGTGGAGGTAAGTTATTCTCTTACTTTTAGTGAATCAAAGGTTGATGAGAGTAAACTTTTTAAGACAAAAGAAGAATTAATAAACTCATTGTAATATGACAAAGGTATTTGATTTAAAACCAGGTGATATGGTCTGGTTGATGTATAAGGATAAACCCACAGTTGGATTTATCAAAGGTGCCTGGTATACAGAGTTCTTAAGTAGTTGTGATCATGATTCACTTATTACCAATGAACTTTATACTGTACTAGAACATAAAGATGATAAGTATTCCCTTGGTACTTATAAAAAGGAATTGTTGTTTCCGGATAAGCAATCATTATTGAAATCATTATAAGATTTGTTATTTTTAAAGTATAGTTTTAACATTAATAGAAAAGAAAATGTCAGAAGAAGTAAAAAATGTTACTGAAGAGCAGGTTGCTGAGACAGTACAGGAAGAAGTGAATGTTGTTACTGAAAATGAGAATCAGGAACAACCTGAAGTTACAGTTACTGATGAAGAGATCTCCACAGTGGTGAAGAGGGTTGAAGAACTCCAGAACCTCCGTTCAGAACTCGCATCTCTCAATGAGGAGCTTGTTGCTCACCAGAAAGATTTGGCCAATGCTGAGACCATTTTTGGTACTGGTTCAAAAGAGTATGAACTCCAGGTTGGTCATGTGGATCTCAACCTCTCCAGGATTGAAGAAACCAAGAAGAAGATTGAGGAACTCACTTTCAAGCGTTCAGAACTCAAACCAGTTCTTGATGCCCTTGCAAAGAAGTTTGAAGATGCTTACAGGAATGATACCATCAGGGAGTATCATATTGAAATGGCACCAAAGCCAGAGAAGGAAGATGAACCTATCGATCCTTCAAAGGGTAAGAAGGTCTTCAAGCAGCTTCTTGAGTACCTCAACCATAATGTGTCATTCACTGCAAAGACCGCTGTGAATCTTATGGTCCTGGTCCGCAATATGGAAGAGAATAAGGCATGGGTCAACTCAAAGGAGTTTGACAATGTCATCATTCTCCGTTCTGCAAGTGTGTTGAGTCTCTGGAAATCCATTATGGAAGACTTTAATGGTAAGGGATTCTATGAGGCACGTACCTTCCTTGAGTGCTGGGCAAACTGTGGTCAGTCAATCTCTGATGCAGTCCGTCAGATTCAGAAGGATAATGTTTCCACCCGTCAGATTGGTACAGACCTCAATAGTGTTGAGGAAGAGTTTGACCGCAGCGAGGATGATCTTCCAAAGGATGAGACACAGATTTCAACCCAGGAAGAAGTTGCACCAGAAGTATCTGAATAAAAATGGTTTCTGGGATGTTGTGATGATGTCCCAGAAACTTTTATTTAGTTTTTCATAAATAACTTGTATGTTTAACCGTTCCATTCTGGAACACTAATAAAAAAATAAATGGGTAATATTTTAACTCAAAGGGTTGAAATTTTTTCTGAATCAGATCCATTGAACTCAACATTTGTGGATATTCCTGTACACAAGGGAGAGAAGATTATGTGTCATGAACCTTATGTTCTTGATGCATTGAAGATGTATGCTGGTTCTTGCACTGATGAAGTACTTGATGCCATCTATCAATATGAGAAGGCAGGTAAGTTTAAGGATGTCAGGGAAGGTAGTATTTCCAGGTATGATGAGAAGAAATCTACTGCAGAAATTGCTCTTTCTCAGAAACATTCTGTTGCTGTTGAAATCAATGCAAATGAGAAGGTCAATGTTGGTGACAAGATTGATGTGGTTGTAACCAAGTCAAGAGGTCATCTCACTGCCGATGCTTCATCCAAGACTGCACAGATCGAGAGACTCCGCCAGGAATTGGTCAAGGAAATCCAGACTCCTACTTCTGCTTACAGTGGTACAGTCAAGGAGATTGTTTACAATGGTGCAAATGTATTCAATGGATTTATCGTGGACATCAAAGGTGTCAGGTGCTTTATGCCAGGTACTGAATCAGATGTCGTTCCTCTCAATGACTTCAATGAACTCTTGGGTAAGGAACTCTATGTTATGCCTGTGAACCAGATTAAGGAGAGTATCATTGTTTCCCATAAGGAATATCTTAATACTCTTAAACCAAGTGTCCTTGACACATTGGTTAACCTTGAGAAAGGTAGTGTGGTCACAGGTGTTGTTTCATCCATCAAGAACTTTGGTGTATTCATCCTCATTGATGAATGTGTCGCAACACTCTTGTCAGTGTCAGAAATGAATGAGGTGACAGAGGCCAAGTTCAAGGCCGGTCAGTTGAAGGTTGGCGATCCTATTGACTTCTACATTGACAGTATCAATGATGAGAAAGTCATCATCACCCAGACTGCAAGCAAGACTGAAGGTTGGGACAAACTGAAGGAGACCATTGAGAAGACCCCTGACTATAAGTTGAAGGGTACTGTGAAGAACCTCTTTGATAATGGTGTGGTCATCCTCTCTGAAGAGTTCAATGGTATCACATTCTTCTTGTCATCAAAGGTTGTAGAACTGGACAAACTCACTGTTGGACAGGAGGTGGAACTTTCTGTAGAGAGTGTAGATGTGGTCAAGAAGACTGTAAGGCTGAAGATTTCCTAATCTTGATTCAGTAAGATTTGAAGTGGTTGTTCCTCTGGAATGACCACTTTTTTCATAAATATCTTATATATACATTAAGTATTGTATGGCTTTTTTAAGTGGAAAAAATAATAACTTCAAGTTCAATTTTCCAAAGGTGTTTGTACCTGATGAGATAGAAAACAAGTATTCTCCAATCCTTAACAGAATACCTGGTAATATGTGTACCACTGTTATTGATTTTATAAATTACAGTATTATGTCTGTTGAACTTGAGATCAATCCTCAAACATATGAACCAATAGAACAAGTGGATAGAGGAACTATATTTGGAAGGATAAACAGGACATATACATTCCCTGATTATCTGTTTTCAAAAAGTATGACCATAACATTCCAGTTGGATTCTGCATATATAATCTGGGCAATACTTACAGATTTGTTTATGTATTACTTTGCTACATTCAAAGAAAAGTTTATTCCATCTCCAAGTATGGAAATAATGGATTGTTATAATCACTCATTATATAAAATTTCATTTGAAAGACTATTATATACAGGAGTGAGTGGTCTTGAATTTGATTTCAGTTCAAATGAAGTTGACCAAAAGACAATAACCACCACCTGGGAGAGCAATGCTATTAATGTTGAACTTGAACCAGCAAAGGTATAAAAAAAGGAGAGATGAACAATCTCTCCTTTTCATTTTTATGAGGTCTTATTCTTCCTCTGTGTTACATTCACCATTTTCAAATTCTGGATCATAGTCTTCATCATCTGAATCATCACAAGACCTGTCATACTTGCAAGATTCTTTGATTGCAGGATAATCCTCATAGACAAACTCATCAAATGACTTGACTGCACTTTCTGTGAATGCAGTGAGTTTGTAGTTTGTTGAATCAATGAGAGCAAGGAATTCATCAATGGTTGAATTGATTTCACTGTGGTCACCAAGAACACATTTGTTATTCTCTACAAAAGCCTTGAGTTCTGTTAGGTATTCACCTTCTGTCTTACCATCACCAACAATGCAGTTGACAAATGGTTCTTCAACAACACCACAGATACCCTGATACTGTTCAATGATATCATCAACAATGTCAAGAGCCTTTTCATAGAACTCATTCAATGTGACATGGACATGGTGTTTCCTTGTCTTGAGATGAAATCTCCAAATAATGGTAACACATTCCTGGAGTGTACCAAAGAAGTTACCAACAGTAACAGATGAACTAGGACATTCAGAATTACTACATCCGCAAGTACCATCACAGTTAGGGTCACCGCAAGCGCAAGTTCCTTCACAACCAGGGTCTTCCACTGGTGTAATAGTAGCAGGATCTTCTGGGATGACAGGTTCTGAAACAACAGGTTCTGTACCAACTGGGAGTTCTTCACCAGGATTTTCAACAGGTGCCAGTTCTGCATCTATCTGATTGGTCACCTCTGTCTCTGGTGCAGGAATAATCTCATCAGTTGTTGCAATAGTAGGATCCTCTATTGGAGCATCAACAGGGATTTCAGTAACTGTTGGTTCTTCAACTGCTACAGTGTCTTCATCTGGCGTATAATCTGATGAATCCAATTCAGTGTTATCATCTACAACTGGATTATCATTCTGGTCTTGTTCTGGAGTAACAATAGTTTCTTCATTTACTTCTGTTGGATTCTCAACAGTTTCAACTACTTTCTTTTCGTCTTTTTCCATAATCAATAATTTAATATATATTAGTAATATATTTATGATTCAATTGTTTCAGTAAGTTCCTGGCTCATAATAAAATCATAATCTTTCTTGAATGATTGATAAAGATCATAATTTGCTTTCTTATTGACAACCACTATATTTCTACTTATTTCATAAGTGTTTCCATTTTCATCTTTAAGAGTAAGATCTACAGTATAGTTACCTACTTTTCTTAACAACAGTGTGAGGTAATTTCCATTGTATGATTTAATTTCACCTGTTATATTATTTGTAATAGTCCATTTAGGATTTTTTGTACCAACTGTCTTACTGTAGTCATAACCAAGAAGGAACCAGGTATAAGGTTTGACATCTACACCATTCTTTATATATCTGGTGTATTTTGTGATTGGAACAAGTTTGGTTATCTCATATGTAAGATTGTCAGAGAGATACCATTCATTATCCAACTTGTCTGTGTAGTAAGGACCCTTCACCACATAATGACCATTTTCTTTATAAGGTATGGTAAAATCAATGTCAAGGTCTTTATTCTTTCTTTCTTCAAGGGCAAGATAATACATCCTGTCAATATTGTCCTGGATAAATTCTGCCATATCTTCATCCATATCATACTTGAGATGGTTAGGAAGTTCACGGGCATCATAGTAGAAACCAATGAGGCTGAGTTGATATGGTTCAACCTTTATACACTTGGTCTTTGTTATTGACTTTACATTTTCCAAATCACTTCCATCATATTCACCAAGAATCATTGTCACGTCATAGTATCCTACATAAGGAAGTTCAATAAATACCTGCTTGTATTCAGAAAGAGGTTTATTGAGGACTTCATATTTGAAATCTTCTTTCTTTACATATGATTTCTGAATACCTACATTCTTCAGTTCATCATCTATTTGATTGTTTGACATTGTAATCACCCAGGAGATAGTCTGTGGATAATGAACAGTGTCGATAGTCTCAAAGGTTGCATTGAGTGTTTCCGGATTGTCAAAATCTATTGAATTATCAGACTTGAATTTGTTCACCTTACATTCAAACTTCAAGTCACAGTCTTCAAAGGTGATGTCTTCTGATATTACCTTTAATACAGTCTTTGCAGTATATCTATCCTTTGCAGGGTCATCATATTCATATTCCTGATCTACATATGTATAGAGATCAGTCATATACTTCACAAATAAAGTATCATAATAATTCTCAAAGTATTCACACTTCTCGGTATTTGACAATTCTTTGAGGGGGTTTGGGATGGACTCTGGGTCACTTCCTGCAGGTTTGATTATGAAATTATTGAACTCATTGTTATCTGTGATATGGATAAACTTGTCAGGATATGGTTCAAAATCAACCCTGTAATCCTTCTCATATTTCTTTATTGCTGCCTTATCGGATACTTTCACCAACCCCTGGATACCAAAGTAGTTTGCCTCACCGATGATGTCAATAATCCTACTTGTACCAGGCATAAAATCCTTGTTGAGCTTCTTCCTTAAGGCAATGAGTTTTACCATAGCCTCTTCAATACTATAGGTGAATTTCTCCCTTACCAATGGGAGTTCAAGTTCATCCTTCTCTTCTGTAGGTTGGTTGATGGAATATACAAGGGCAAGTGCATTGATCTTCTTGTAATCCTTGTTTGGAAGGACAATGTTACTTGTACCGATTCTCAATGTCTCCTTGTGGTTGAGACTGTACTTGGAACTGTGATATATCTTTCCAAAATTCACATCATCTGGATTGACATTCTTCCAGTACTCTATTATATTAAGGTTCTCATATCCAAAGAACTTGATTGCATTGATGATGGCCTTGTAAGAACCGATATAAGGATAGATGTTACTTCCTTCCATCATAAGTTCTTTTCTCTTCTCATTAAGGAGGATGTAATCAGGTCTGTATTCCTTGATGTCACTCTTGTAGAATATCATCTCATCTTCCGGAGTGATCTTGTAACCAAGGTTGTCATTCCATATCTTCAGTCTCTCATCTTCCTCCACTGTCTCTGCAAAATAGGTGATTCTTGCAATGGTCTTTCCTTTATAAGACATCACAAGAGTCCTGTTGTATGTTGTGGCATCATACTTCTCACTTGCCATAAAGGCAACATGGATAGGAAGTGCCTTTGAACTCAACTCTGTTTCAAGAGGTACTTCATATGTGTCAAATCTGTTTACTATGAGTGTGTTACAATCTGGACCATCATTTGGTGTGTAGACAAGGGATGAGGTCTCCTGGAGAGAATATGTTTCATCAAAGTTGAACATAAAGAACTCATCCACAAAGGTGTTCACTATGTCCCATTCAAAGGTGATGACTTCAGATTTATTGTTATCACCGTCAGAATCAGAATTACTCCCGGCCAATGGGAATACAAACTGATCGCCTACTTCTTCCAGGACATAAATTGAGGTATTGGCATAAAGACCAACACTGACCTTGGGTAGATAAATCGCCCCATGCCAGTATCCTAAATCTTCATTCCATTTGAAGTTGAGGTTGTAACCGTTATTGTCAAAAAAATGTAACTTTGAAATATCCATTAGTCAATCCTCTTATAATCCTTTTTGACAGCATAGTTGTTGAAGTTCCTCAAGTACTTCACGCTGTTGATAAGATGGGAAAGAAGGTCATTCAAATATGGAAAGAAACTTCTCATTGTACTATTCTTCTGGAGGTATGTACTTGTATTGTCCTCCATAAGAGTCTTCTCATATTTGTATCCTTCATTCTTTGTTTTCCACCCACTTTCATTTATATTGTCATAGATGGAATCATATCCTTTGTACTTAAGGATGTTCAAGTCATTGTTCTTTGAGGTATCCATCTATTAGTAGTTGTTTTTTAAAAGTGTATTGAGTTTCCTCTGCATTCCGATATTGTAGGAAGAACTGTCAACCTTATCAACAAAGAACACATTGAGTGGTCCGAGTTTTCCTTCTTCAGGAGTCTCTGTGTAGTAGTTTCCATCCCTGTCTTTCCATCCGCCCTTTGGAATGAACACCTCATAGTCATTGACCTTGAGATTACCGAAATCATCAAATCCAATCCTTGGGTCTTCCGCATATCCGACAGGTACCATCTTCTGCTCTTCCACATATTCAAGTCCATTCCAGGTCATCTCATTGGTGTAGTAGTAACCATTGTTGATAGCCCTCTCATTCTCCTCATTCACAAAGAACACATCACAGGTATCAACACCATCAACACTCTCCACAAGAGCAATGATGTCAGAGAGAGGGATAATGTCATTTCTGTTGATGTTGAGGAAGTACTTGTCAAGAAGTGAACGGATACTAGACCTTATCTGAACCTTGTCAATATCTTCAAAGTAACGGACAATGATGTTGATGACATATCTCTTCACTGTAGGATCCACTATCTGTACCTCTGCATTGACCAACATCCTACCGGAATTATCCAGGGCATTGATGATGGACTGCTTTTCATAATCACTCAAGATAAACTCCTTGGCAGGTAGTTCAAAGAAATCCTGACTGTTTGAGAGCTTTTTCTTGATGTTAGGGATGATTTTCAGATAAACCACATTGTCATCATATACATTTGCATCATCCTTGGTGTTGTATGCATATATGAAGGAATACTGATTGTATTTTGAAAGGTAACTGACATAGTTTTCAGGGGTTGCAAGGACAAAGGATTTACTTGCCTTTGGTGCAATCAACTTGGTGAATTCAGGACTCTCAAAGTCACTACCCAGCATAGGAGGGGTGACAGTCTCAATGGTAAGGACATCATTGAGGTTAATCTCATTACCATACTCATCAATACCTGAATCCTCAAAGTGATAGTTGAGGTGTGATGACTCTGCATTTCCCTGACTGCCATTGGTCTTGATATAGGTCACTTCAATGAGTGCTCCTTCTGGTGGAATCTTACCAAACTCACCATTACCAAAGAAGATGGAGAGACCTACATTGACAGAAGACTTCACCATAAAGCACTCTGAATTCTCAAGACCATCATCAGCAGGCATATCATAAAGACTATCTACCTTCTTCCATTCCTTACCATTGACAGTGACGGCAACATTGTCATTGTCTGTCATTGACTTCACTATTGGATTGAAGGACTGGAGGGCGGTACCATCTGATGTGAAGGTCTGACTCTCAATAATTCCCTGGATATAATTGACATTCACAAAACTGTTGTCACCTACATTGAGTCTTATATAATCAGCAGGGAGGTTCAAGAAATAAGAACATCCAGTCTCTGAAATGGTGAATTTTGTGAAGTTGTTTATAGTGACATAATTTCCCTCGATCAAATCAGAAGAGGTGTTGAGTTTCAGGGCGATCATACCATATGCACTTCCACCCCTATAGGCATTGTGTCCGGTCATCTGTGCAAGACCATAGATAGTCTCCACATTCTGGGCAGTCTTGATATTAAGTTCCTCCGCAGTATGTGCAATATATGTGAATATGAGTTCAGCAATATTGGCTATCACTGTAAGCAATTGTCCAAATGGGGAAGCTGCTGTGAATACATTGGCTGCCTGGTTGTACTTGTTGTGTAAGAAAACCACAGCCTGTTCCATCAACTCGCTGGCCTTAAGTTTTGTCTTGGATAAAAAAGCCATATTTGATTATTGACATTATATAAGTATTTATGAAAAAAAGAGATGATTGAAGTCTCATCTCTCATTTATACAAGGTAAGAAGCAACCTTTTTGTTATTGATATTCAGGTCAACGATCATTGCCACATTGAAATCCCATTTTACAAAACTGACATCTACATCGACACTGTATGAACCATCAAGGTAAATGAAATTGTTGATTTGGTTCTTTATCACCTGTTTGATGGTGTTTTCATTGAAGGAAGTGTCAAAGAGATACTGTTCAAGATTGCAACCAAATTCAGGCATACACAAGACATCACCAGGTTTTGTAAAAAGAATCATATCAACCTGCTGTATGATTTCATCCAGTTCACCTGTGATTTCAAGTACACCATCCTTAAATCTTGGTTCCTCTTCCGGGATTGCATAGATGTCTCTTAACATTACTGAATTTCATTTACATTGGTCTTATCAACATCATCAGCAATATCTGCCATTGATGTGATGATGGTTGTGTTCCTCAATGCACCACCTTTCATAATACCACCCATCTTTCCGAGAGGACCGGAAACAATACAGTCCTTGAGTTTGATGTTCCTACTTACATAGGTATCAGTGATCTTACATTCCTTGTAATCAGAATAACCAAAGAGATTACATTTGATGATGGATGACTTCTCTATATCAGTATCATAAATGTCACAGTCCCTGACGGTGCAGTTCTTGAGTTCACTGTCAACAATGTCAAGGCCATTGAGGTGATAACACTTCTTTGACTCAAGGTTCTTCAACTGGAGTCTTGACACATCTGAATCATAGTTTATTTCTGCTTCTTTGATACCACATCTCACCACTACATCAAAGAGTTTGTCCTTGATGGATGGGAATACCACATCGATCTCCATACTGTCTGTGTTGAGGTCTTTGGTGAGCTTGATACCCTTGTACTTCTCCTTGAAGAGTTCATAACAACTGAATGAAGAAGATATGTCCTTGTATTTGGTGTCAAGTTCCTCGATCTTCTTGTTCTCATCATCAGTGAAGTCATAAGAAGCACTTGCATTGTAAAGGGTGATGATGGTGTGGTTGAGACTCTTGAGGAGTTCTTCCCATTTGTTCCTGAAGTTGATTTCCCTTGCATAGGTGAAGGTGATGTAACCGATTTTGAGGGTACTGAAATCAATACCATAGATGTCATCATAATCTGTGAACTTCAATGAATCAATCCTTTTCTTGATGGTGTCCTGACAAGAGTCAAGGTCATAAGGCTTGATGTCTGTGAGCTTCTCAAAACTACCATCAAGGGTGAGGTCTGTGAGATGTTTCAAAATATAATCCTCATTGAACTCAAGGATGAACTTCAGGACATTGATTTGTGTAATGTCACAGAAATCTTTGTTGAATCCGATTTTGAAATATAGATATGAGTTCTTGTCATCCTTCAATGTCTTCATAAGTTCAAGAATTTTAGGAAGGACAAAGAGTGCCTCATAATAACTATATTGAGGAGTCTTCACTTCACAGTACTTTCCATCCATTGTCATCACACAGTGGGTGTCAGTTGGTTCAAGAAGTTTGTATTTGATATTTGAATATGATATTTCCCTGTTGAGAATGTCCTTCAACTTGGTGAGTAATACATTCTCATCATCCTTGAACAGACCCTTGAACTCAAATCCAATCAATGAGTTACCAGTTATATGGTCATTCTGAAATAAATTATCTGCCATAAGTATATACTATTATAAGGTATTTATGAAAAAAGACCAAGGATGTCCTTGGTCTTTAGTATAATATTGTTTGATTTATTATTTCTTTCTCAATGCTGGATCTGGAACCAATCCAAGAAGTTCATCCAAGAAATCAACAACTTGACTACATTCTACATTTGAATTACTGGTAAATGCTCTGGAATAATTATCATCATTGATATTTTCATCATCAATCTCTACCACTGTTTCCATATCTTTAACATACTTCATAAGATTGTTTGTAAAGTCAATAGCAAAGATTTTAGATGGATCTTCTGCCAAAATTTCAGTTTCAATATTCTCACCACTTAATGTGATAGGAATATTTATAAAACTCAATTCTTTACCATCAGAATTTTTTTCCTTATTTAATTTAATTTCTTTATCTCCAATTGATTCATAATGGTTAATAAGATAGTTATATAAGGTTTCTACTGAACCTTCATCATCAAGTTCATAATAAGCATCATCTTGTTTCTTATTATCACTTAAACCAAGATAGTGTGCTGTGAATTTTGTACCTGGCCTAACAATAGGTGTAATGGTAGCAATGAGTTTCAACAAGTCAGGATTTAAATCATCATTTTCATTAATTGGACCATTACCATCCCAATTATCTTCTTTTGCTGAATAATATAACACCCAAGGTTCAGGACCATCTGTATAATCATCTTCACCATATTCAATAATTATTGATGCTCTACCACCTCTATCATTTATAGGTGCTTCATCAGTGATGTAGATTCCATAGAAAATGTACTTGTCATAATCAAATGTTGAACCTTCACCAAAAGGAATGCAATCTACCTCATCAGTGATTTGAAAATCATAAGCAGCTGCCTGTGCTGTTAACCAGGATGACTCATCATTATATTCTGGTTTATTAAAGTTACTACCAAAATCTGCATCAACAATTGCCTGGTAGATGTTTTTGGTTAAAGTCCTTACAGAAGAATAGGACTCATTAAGCCACTCACTAAATGTTTTTATAGTTTTCATATTCATAATAAAGTTATATATGTATTTATGAAAAAAGGAGTGACTTTAATCACTCCTTGAGAATTAAATGTTGTATAACTCAAATGGTTTTCCATTTTCATCCAGACAGGATAATGAAATTGTACCATTGTACTTCTTTGGATGTAGGATTCTGTGTGCTCCGGCAATACCAAAATAAGCAATCTGTGAGCAGAAAGCAAAAGCACTATAAGGTCTTCCATTCACATCAACCGGTTCATACTTCCAGAAACAGGAGCAGAGATCCAGGATCGCATTGGCCTTACAATCCTCACCGTCATCTGGGTTTGACCAGTAGAAACTTCTTGCAATATTTTCTACTATGAGTTGGAACATCTTTGCCAGTTTGTCACTCACCACAGGTTTTCTCATCTGTAGATCAAGTGTGATTGCATCTTCCTGGGTCATATCACCATTCTTCACCAGTTCATCGATGATTTCCTTGTCATATTCCCTGGCCTTTCTTATCCAGTATGACCTCTCAGGCATATATCCATTCTTGATTGCCAGGTTGTACTTTTCAATCACTTCTTCATCTTCACTGTCAAAGTAATAACCTATCTTCAGTGTTTTATCCTCTGCTTCTTCCTTTTCTTCAGAGTCAGAATCAGAATTCCCACAATCATATAATGGAAGGGTAGGGTCAAACCCATTTTCTAATGCCTTTTCATAACCATTAGTTATACAGTTTAAAATTTCTTCTCTTAATTCTGCATTACTTAAATAATTTTTCTTTTTGGCCATTATAGATACAAAAGATATTATATATATTAAATATAACAAAATTAAAAATGTGGGGATTTTTGCAAATCTCCACATTTCAGTTTACATATTAACCTGTAGATTTTTCTTTTGAACAATGAACTTTTCATCATCCTTATAGCAGGTGACATATGATTCGTCCTCTAATTGGCCGAACTCCGTTGCAGAAACCAACACCTTGTCACCTTTTTTAAGACCATCTTCAGATTCAATGACAGTTACTTCAGAATAACCATTCTTCTTCATTTTTTTCTTGTCATGATCAAGAATGTCAACATCAGCAGGTTGTTCAAGGAAGGTTTCATTGATGAACTCTTTGAAACTTTTTATCCTTCCCATAATTAGTCCACGTATGTTTCCTGAAGTTCTTTCTCGAACTTTCTGATTTCGCCTTCGACAAGTTCAAGGGCTTCCTTCAACTGTTCATTGTTATTTGTCTCCTGGAGACCGGAGATGAGTTCTGCTCTCTTCTCTGAAAGGAATGCAAGGGTTTCCTTGATTTCATTTCTCTTTGATTCAATGATAGCATTCTCTTCACCTTCTGCCTGGAGCTTCTCTGAAAGGATTGCAGTAGCATCATACTTCATAAAGTCTCTGATTGCCTCGCAAGCTTCCTTTGCAGTCTTGTAGTGAACCATTTCATTGATACCAAGAGCAACATTGACTTTGTTCACATATACACCTTCCTGTACATTGATGACAGTTACGAATACGCCGGCAAACTTGTCACTCTGAATAGTTGTGACAGGATTGTCAAGTTCATATAAAATGTCCTTTGACTCAAAGAACTTGACGAGTTTCTCACAGTTACCAATGGTCTCACGATCAAAGATACCACATCTCTTCAATGTTTCATTGATGTCAAGGATGGACATCTCATTGATGTTATCCACGCCAGTAAGTGAGATTTCATCTGTCTGGCAGTTATATTCAAGAACCATATTGTTCTTACCATAGTAAACAAGTCTGTCCTTGTCTGCCTCATACTTCAATAATGAGAGACCTTCAAGAACATTGAGGTACTTCTGGTCAGTGACAGTTGCCTCTTCAAGAGTATTACCATCAAAAATGTAGTTTTTACCATTGAGGTGGAACACTTTCTTGTTCTCATCAACAATGATAGGTGAGAAAGTCTTTCTTACAGAGCAAGAAGAATTCTCATAAATGCTGGTGTTGATCTCACCCTGTTCTGCCTTCTCTTCTGCGACAAGACTGACAAGGATGGATTTTGCATCTGCATTCCAGGAGTTCTCAAGAAGAACATCCTTGAGAGCAAGTCTTACATTCTCCTCATCAATGAGAACATCTACAAGACTTTCATAGAGGTTGGCATATGAAGGATTTGAAGACTGTCCAGCAAGACTATTAGCGAACTTTGCAGTAACATAACTCCATTTGTCTGCCACAAATGATTCTGCAATCATATTCCTGAAATCAGAAACAGGCATAATCCAATCATACTGTGCAAGAGCAACATAAAGACTTTCTGCTACGGTGTACTTCAAAACAGGATTTACAAGAGTATCATCAATCTTATAACCAGCCTTGATCTTCTCATCCAAAACTACCTGGTCATCCTTGGTGATCTGGAGCTGAGCCATAGCACTTTCAATAATCTTCTGTGCGCTTGATGCAGAGAAACCGAGACTGTTGTCAGACTTCATTTCCTCAAGAGCAGCAATAGTCTTTTCAGACTGAATGTGCAATTTTTCAAGTGTTAGTTTCATATCTTTACTTTCTTTTACGATGTTTATGTCTTTATTGATCTGAGCAGCATGCTTATTGAAATAATCAAGGTGTGCTTCCACTACTTCTGGAATCATACCTAACTGCCACATACACTGCTTGATAACCTCATCAGACTGACCTGTCTTCTTATATGAAGCGATCAAGTTGATTAAGTTTTGATTTATATTATCCATAATAAGGTATATATTATATTATTATTTATGCAAAATTAAAGTTGACCCAAAGGATTGTCTTTTTCCTTTTTCTCTTTTTTCTCATCACCTTCATCAGAGGTCTCATCATTTGATTCTTCTTCACCATTGGATTCAGTGTCCTCTTCTGATGATTCTTCTTCTTCCTTTGGTTCTTCTTTCTTTTCAGGTTCTTTCTTTTCAGGTTCTTTGTCTTCCTTCTTTTCCTCTTCCTTTTCTTCTGACTTCTCTACCTTCTCTTCAGTATTCTCCACCTTGTCCTGGGTGTCCTTTACATCATCCTTGATCTTATTGACATCCTTCTGAAGGTCTTTAATCATATCCTCTATGGATTTGAGAGTCTTCTTTTCCTTCTTCTCATCATCTTCTTTCTCATCCTTCTTCTTGAAATCTGCAAATGAAAGGGCTGCTGTACTTGGTTTGTCTTCCTTCTTCACCTCAAGGTTGGCATCCTGTACTTCCTGTGGAGCATTGTTGATGTCAAGGTCATTGATGGTCTTGTGGTGAATGGTGTTCAGATAAGAAGTGAAGGAAAGGTCATTGTCCTCATCCTTGTTTGAAATCTTGGCATTGATCTTGTCAATAATGTCATTGAAAATCCTCACCACACCAGGAGACATGACAAGTGATTTATAGTCTTCAGGTTTTTTTGTCTTGAAACTGCCAAGGAGGGTCTTGAAGATGGACTTGTATTCAGGGTTCTCCTTCAAGAGTTTCTTTGTGGTCTCATTGGTAATTTCATTAAGGTCAACATCAAAGTCAACATTGATAGATTCCTTCACTATATCATTTGTGTCCACATCAAAGTCTTCAAGCTGTGATTTCTTGTACTTGATGTACCTGTTGAACAATCTGTAGAAGAGTTCAAGATACCTGTGACTCTCATCCTCACCATGTAGAAGGATGGAATCCAAGTCCTGTCCAGACATAAAGACAGCAAAATCAGAGAGGAGAACATCAGTATTGTCCTTGAATCCCTTGTTAGACTTGTTCTTCAAAATGATATTGGTCATATAAGGGTCAATGAGTTTTGCAGATACTGGTTTGGTCACTCCGTCATCTGATATGAACTTGAAGATGAAACCGTCAATAGGTGAATCAAATCCATCATTCTGGAAAAGAGAATGTGTCAAATTAGGATTCAATAAGGTAATGATGAACCTTGCAAATGAATCCTTGGTTGACCCACTCTTGAGATAGTCATTCAATCTCTCTTTCTGGTATTGTGAGAGGTATCCTCTGAATACCGGTTCCTGATAGGCGATATCAAACATCTCGGCCCAGGACCTCAGATCATCCACATCTTCCAGTTTGGTACCGCCTGATGTGATGATACAAGACAACACCAAGTTATTCTTTGGTAATACTGAATAATTGATGAAACTTGGTTGGTGACTTGGGAAATACTTACAGACAAAAGTCCAGTTGTTAGGAATCTTGTCTATGATGATTTTACTCAAGTTACTCAAATATGTCATACCACTGGAATAGAAGTTTGTCATAACCTTATCCGCAATGGTTATCTCTCTCTTGTTTACACCTGAACCCTTATAGAAGGTCAACTTCCTGTTGAGGTCTGTTTCTGATGTAACCTTCTTCTGGAATGAAAGGGTTGCAGCATTGAGTTTTTCATTTACTACAACCTCCTTGTTCAAGAGATTATCCAAGAATTCCTGACCTTCTGAATTAAGTATGTTTTGTAAACTTACCATTCTATTTTCAAATTAAGATTATAATACTATGTATTTATGATGATTTTAATTATCTCCTCCATGGTGCATAGTATTATCTTCTGAAGCCCAATGACCACCATCGATGGAGAGTTCGATATAATATAAGGTTGAAGCATTAAAAGTATAAACACCTATATTTTCATTAAAAGAAACGGAATTATACATAATTTCATTATCATCATTATCATATAATATTGGCAAATTATTTGAATTTTCTATTGAAAAATCTGAACCAATCTCTTTAACATAATAAATTTGGGTTCTATTTATGTGCAGAATTGTTTCTAATACAGATGGTTCAGCTGTTTTATTTAATTTATTATTACTCAATTTAATATAATTATTGTTAGTCACTACCCCACCACCATTTGAACCATATATAATGTCATATACACATTTGGCAGATGGATAATGCTCATCATCTGAACTCGCATTTATGGATGTGACAAGACCATCTTTATTCAGGAGGTCACTTGCAGACTTCTCACCAAGAGTAACAGCATCAATTGGATGTTCTACGTCATTGAGTTTGATATATGATATTGATTCTGGATTTGCCATATTACTTCACTATTTTTTTATGTATTTATTGATATTTGATTAGTTTATGATTCTCTTATCAATCATATTATCCTGTCTAGGGGTAGGATGTGTGTTTGATTTGAGGGTTGGCTCATAGAGATCTTCTTCATAAACAGTCTCTGTGATGTTTTCCATAACACCACCTGCCCTCATACCAAAGACGCCAAACTCATCAGGTCTGTACTCAATAATACCCTTTGGAACATTCTTGTAAGGGTTCTTGGTATCCTTCTTGTCTTTGTAAGCATTATAGAACTCATCCAGGAGACCATCAATCTCACAAAGAAGGAGACCATGCTCAAAGGCAGGGAGAAAACACTTCATCTCAACATTGAAAGAAGTGGAGAACTCCTTCTTGTCATTGAGTCCAAATTCCTGTGGGAGTTCATGGTTGTAATCAGGTGGTACTGACATACAGGCATCCACATTGAACATACCGAAATCCACCTTGAAGTAATTGGGGTTCTTGTAAATCTTTGATGCAATCGCCTCTGTAATTTTGAAAAGTTCTATATTGTTTGCACAGATAACCTTACAGTCAAAGGCAAGGGTGACGGGAAGCCATTCCACATTGAGGTAGAGAGTCCTCAAATCACCATGACACTCTCTTACAATCTTTGTCCTGTTGTACTTGTTGGTCTGCTCTGCCTGGTTCACCCCAAAAGAAGTGAGGTTTACCATACATCTGGGAACATGCTCATAGTCACCAAATGCCTTTCCTTGTTGGAGAGCATCATAATAGAATTCATCTTTTAGGAATCTCTCCTGCCCGGTGATGGAATAGAGACAAGGGACATCTATCTTCTGGACACTGCCATCATCCAAACGGTTATAGAAGTATATCTTCTTGTTCAGTTCTGCAAGAAGACACACGATCATACTCCTGATGAAGACATCATCCTTATTGTATTTCTGGTTGTAATCACTCATTATTCTTCCTCTTCAGTTTCATCTTCTGGCTCAGGTTTTACATAACCGGCATCATCAAGGGCTTTCTCAACCCTGTCAATAGATTTATCATCATCAGGATCAAGACCAAGAAGATTCTCTACATCACCAACCCTGTCATTGAGGTCCATGATCTGGTCTTCTACACTCATATCACCGAATCCTCTTTCATCATCCCTCTCGTCAAAATCTTCCTCATCCTCATCATCATTGATATGGATATAACCTGTGATTTGGGGGTTGTAGTCTGCCACCATATTCTTTGTGATATAGTTAATGTAGAACTTGTTCTTACCATGAAGTTTGCTATCCAACATCTCTCTCCAACCTATCTCACGCTTTGCCCTGGATGTATTGAGGTATTTAATGATGTCCTTATCAAATGAAAGGTGTCTTGCCAAGTCCTTAACAATGTCCTTGTCTGATTTCATCTCAAGGAGAAACTCTGTATAATTCTTTATATTGTTCATACTTTAATATATGTACATAGTATAAGGTATTTATGAAAAAAAGAGTGGGGTCTGTTACAACTCCACTCTAAAAACAACAAAACAAATATGAACAATAAAGATATGGGTTAATTATCAAGTACACCGAGAATCTGGGTTTCCTTCACATTGGCAATTCTCCAGTCAGCCATTGTACCATCATACTCTTTCTGTACAATTGTGTTGGCTTCTTCTGTAGTCTTTGCATGGACTAACCACTTTTCCTGCCATTTCTTGATTTTAGGATTCCCGGCACGGTCTTCCTGATCTGTCTCTTCCTGAAGTTTAACTGTCACTTCAAAATAATTGATTTCTACTTCTTTTGCCATAATTAAAATAATTTTACATTGTTATTAAGTATTTCATTCGGTAATTTGCTGTATTCCTTTAAATCCTCCAGAATCTGAATTTGTAAATAAGTACTTAATCTCTTCCACATTGTCTGAAGACCAACACCACAGTATTCACATACAAGTACAAATAACTGGGCCATTGTGTAGTCTTGTTTCATTTTAGGATAACAGTAGATGATAATGTCATTTATTGTCTGGTAGTTGATGGTCTGCTTCTCTTCACCCAGCAGGAGTTCCTTGTACTTGGAGTTCTCAATGATATCCTGGAAGGTCTTTTCAAACTCTACATCCTCATATGTGGAATTGTACTGGTAACTGTGGGGGTCGATTGTTATCTTTTCATTGGAGAAATCCTCTGTGTAATCAACCTGGTTCCATTTGTTGTTCTTTATCTTCAGTGTCCTGGATGTCTTGATCCTCTCCTCCACTGTCTTCTCACCTGATTTCTTTGTGTAGATGTCAACCCCATTATCATCAAGGAAGGTTCTTTTATCTACTGCAATATCGTCATCTTCTATTGGAATATTCTCAAGATTCTTTATTCCTTTCTTCTCACTCATCTCATATTGAGTTTCATTATATACATAAAAATAACAAATAATTTTCAAACCTTTTTTTGTTATATTTTCCTTGAATGAAATCCAGCTTCTAAACTGGATATAAAAAATTGTAGGTATGTTATTAGATATTATCCAAGATCGGTCAAACCTCCAGGTGTCTTACTGGGGTGCTGACGGAAAGACCCACATCGAGGTCATTAAAATCCCGGATGAAGAACAGTATATCTGGGTTACCAATCAAAAAGACAAAACTGATCTTAAAATTAAAAACACCCACAACTGGAATGGAAAACCAGTCTATAAGCACAGGGTGGATCCACA